ATATAAACGACCCAAATCGACTTCTAAATATCACTCTCATAAAAAAATTTTTTCATATATAAAATCAATGGTAGAGTTCAAAGAAATGCAAAAAAATCCGCAGGAAAATTTTACGACGGTAGAGATTGATCCAGTAACCGGTGAGTATTATGTCACAATACCTCAGTGGATTTGTGATGAGAAGGGGTGGTACGAGGGAGTAGAAGTAAACATTGAGGTTGAGAACGACTGTATCATTATTAGTGATATTGACTAGTCTATTGACTTCGTATAGATAGAGTGTTATGATACTGACGTAGTTACTTACAGTTATGGCTAAAGGATTCACCGTTAAAGCAAAGACACCCAAACCATCAGAGAGCACTGCAGAGTGGGACTATGATAAGGCAAAAGAAATGATCAAAGGCAAGACCATTGTGTTTTGCCTACCCGGTAGAGGAGTCTCTTATACATATCTCAAAAACTTTGTACAACTTTGTTTTGATCTTGTGCAGGCAGGAGCAAGCATTCAGATCTCGCAAGATTATTCATCAATGGTAAATTTTGCAAGATGCAAATGCTTAGGTGCGAATGTACTGCGAGGACCGGATCAGATTCCCTGGGACGGAAAGTTGCACTATGATTATCAGTTATGGATTGATAGTGATATTGTATTCAATACAGAAAAGTTCTGGCAGTTGGTTCTGATGGATCAGGACATTGCCAGTGGATGGTATTGTACCGAAGACGGTCGTACCACGAGTGTTGCACACTGGATGGAAGAGGAAGATTTCCGTAACAATGGTGGTGTAATGAACCACGAAACACTTGAGAGTATCTCCAAGCGTAAGAAACCATTCACCGTAGACTATACAGGTTTCGGATGGGTTCTGATCAAGCACGGAGTCTTTGAGCACTCTGATATGAAATATCCTTGGTTTGCACCAAAGATGCAGATTTTTGAGAGTGGAGAAGTTCAGGATATGTGTGGAGAAGATGTATCATTCTGTCTCGATGCTATCGAAGCAGGATTTGAGATTTGGTGCGATCCTCGTATCAGAGTTGGTCACGAAAAGTCAAGGGTTATCTGATGAGTCAGACAAAATATACAATCCTCCATAAGGGAAACATACTTTATAAGAACTTGACGGAGGATGAGTATTTTGATATTATGGAGGACCTTTCGATAGAGTATTATCAGAAAGGTTCTCCAAGACCTCAAGATCTTGAAACAAAAATGTTTGAAATTTAAGGAGTATTATGGCAGTTCGTTCAAAGATTGGTATTTACAAAGACGGCTTTATGCCCGGTAAGCCGAAGAAAACTCGTCAAGGATCCGGCAAGAATACAAAGTATGCCGCCACGTCTCGTAATGGAAAACGTAAAATGTATCGAGGACAAGGTAAAGGATAAATGAGTTGTTTAATCACCAATCTACCATCACAAGAAGTATGGGTTCGTAAAGAATATCTTACAGACCATCAGAGTGGGCACGGTGAATTTGTTAAAGGCGTCTGGGTATCGGCAAAGTCGATTCCTGGACGTGCTTTTTATTTTGAGACATATTTGCCCGAGTATGCGGCAATGTACGATAAGTTGCCAATTAGTGCGTTTTTATCTCGTCCCAAACTACCTGATCCCGATATGAACCTACCAAACCTACAGTTTTGGAACTGTATGGATTATGGTGTTATCAGTATTGATAAAAAATTCATTGGAAGTATGGATTTTGAATGTTATACAAGAGACCACGGTGTTGTAAAGGGCACTTATGTTTGTACAATTGATAACTATCATCATGATCCAGACTATGTTGACTGGGCAACCAGTGAAAATCCTGCCGAACACAAGTCACATAACCTGATTGAACTTGAAAATGGTCAGTATGCTCTCTATCCAAACAACAGATTGCGTATTTTTGATAATAGTCTGACACCAGTAGATCCAAAAATGCCAGACTTTAAGGTTTCAACTCAATATTATCAAGTTGAAAATGGAAATGATCGACTTGGAATGGGTCGTGAGGACGAATATTTCTGGAAAACGGCAAAAGAACGTGAAGAAACATCCGAGGAGAGTGAAAATAAATAAAAATAGGGATAGCAACCCCTCTAAAAGTTCTGATTTCGCAGTAAATCAGGAGCTACAATGGGCAATTCACCTGTCGATAGAAATAATGAGTATATGAGAGAGATGTGGGGAACTACAAAACTCGTATCTGACTATGGATCTATGCAAGAAAAACCAAAACGAGTGCTAACAGAGGTCATGCACGACAATGCACCACGTCATAACTTCAAAAAACAAGCAGAATTGCACGAAAAAATTCGCAATGATGAGGATTATGATGATTGGGAGTACGGGACCGAACCAATTTATGAATGAGGGTATAAATAAAGTCAGAAAACTCTAGTCAAAATGGCAAATCGGAGGATATCTAGAGCATTCAAAGATATTAGTTTATCATTTGAACCCCATCCTATTACAAATGATCTGCGAGTTCTCAAAAATGAGGCGGCAATTCGTAGATCTGTGAGAAATATTGTTCAAACAATACCTACCGAAAAGTTTTTTAACCCATTATTTGGGTCTGATGTAAGAGGAAGTCTATTTGAGTTTGTTGATTTTGGTACTGCATCAGTAATCAGTGACCAAATTCAAATATCGATTGAAAATTTCGAACCAAGAGTTGATAATTTGCAGGTTGAAGTATTTCCGAGACCAGATCAAAATGAATTTGAGGTCACAGTGATTTTCGATATTATTGGACAAGAGTTTCCGACACAAGAATATTCGTTCCTATTAGAGGCAACAAGATAATATGCCTTTTACAAAATTTACAGATCTCGATTTCGATCAAATAAAAGAGTCCATTCGGAGTTATCTCCGTGCTAATTCTGATTTTACAGGATTTGATTTTGAGGGCTCTAATTTTTCCGTATTGATCGATACTCTTGCATACAACACATATATCACTGCATTCAACTCCAATATGGTTGTAAATGAGTCTTTCTTAGACTCTGCAACCCTCCGTGAGAACGTTGTATCCCTCGCAAGGAACATTGGATACGTACCAAAGTCAAGAACTGCTGCAAAGGCATCTGTTACCTTTACAGTGAGTGTAAGAAATACAACCACACCAACACTCGTATTGAAAAGAGGTCTTACTTGTGTTGGAAATACGAATGATACGTCATATACATTTTCAATTTTAGAGGATATTCAGTTACCAACTACAGTAACGGACATTACAATAGATGGTGTTCCTACAACCCAAAGAACTGCAACATTTGAAAATATTGAAGTAAGTCAAGGAACATATCTTACAAAGCAATTTGTTGTCGATTCTTCTCTTGACCAGAGATTTATTCTTGACAACTCTTTTATTGATACATCAACAATTAAAGTATATGTAAAGAAAGAAGGAGATTCTGGATTAGGTGTAGAATATAAGTTGATCAATAATATTACTGATGTAACTGGATCTTCGTATATTTACTTGATTCAAGAAATTCAGGATGAAAAATATCAACTCTTATTTGGTGATGGACTAATTGGTAGAAAATTAGAAACTGGTGAAATTATTACGGTAAACTATTTGGTTACAGATGGGAAGGAGGGTAATGGATCCACGAACTTCTCTTTCTCTGGAAGAATAGTTGATAGTAATGGTAATCCAGTCTCACCCCAACCATTCACTGTTACAACAGTACAATCATCTCAGAATGGATCAGAAATTGAAACCATAGATTCTATCAAGTATTTTGCGCCCAGGATTTATTCTGCACAGAATAGGGCGGTTACTGGACGTGACTATGAAACAATTATAAAAACGATTTATCCAGATACTGAATCAGTATCAGTTGTTGGTGGTGAAGAACTAGACCCTCCTGCCTTTGGTACGGTTCAAATTTCAATTAAACCCAAAAATGGATTCTTAGTATCCGACTTTAATAAATCGAGGATTTTATCAAAACTAAAACAGTATTCTATTTCTGGTATTAATCAAAAAATAGTCGATCTCAAAATATTATATGTTGAGGCAGATTCATTTGTTTATTATAATGACTCTATGGTATCAACTGCAAATGATCTAAAAACAAAAATATCCAACTCACTTACAAGTTATTCACAATCAAGTGATTTGAATAAGTTTGGTGGTAGATTCAGATACAGTAAAGTTTTAAGAACTATTGATGATACTGATACTGCCGTAACATCGAACATTACAAGAATTAAAATAAGAAGAAACTTGGTAGCACTGTTAAATCAGTTTGCACAATATGAGTTGTGTTTTGGTAACCAATTCCATGTTTCGGATGAAGGTAAAAATATTAAATCGACCGGATTTAGAATATCTGGTGAATCTGATATTGTTTATTTGACTGATGTTCCAAATGCAGATAAGAAAACGGGAATTTTATCAATTGTTAAAAATATTCCGGATGGTTCTGTAAGAGTTATTGCCAAGTCTGCAGGGACAGTTGATTATGTAAAGGGTGAAATCAACCTAGGAACAGTAAATATAGTTTCTACGGTAAAACCAAATAATGTTATAGAAATACAGGCTTTCCCAGAGTCCAATGATGTAGTTGGTTTGAGAGATCTTTATCTCAATTTTGATATGTCAAAAACCAAAATAAATATGATTAAAGATGTTATTTCATCTGGTGATGAAATATCTGGAACTGTTTTCAACAGAGATTTTTACACATCAAGTTATTCAAACGGAAGTTTAATCAGAGAGTAGTATGATACAGACTGGGATTGAATCTAGAGTAAAGATTCAGGACATAATTTCCAATCAGTTACCAGAATTTGTCTTGGATGAAAGTCCAAAGGCAGTAGATTTTTTAAAGCAATATTACATTTCTCAAGAATATCAAGGCGGACCTGTTGATATTGTAGAAAATTTAGATGAATATTTAAAGGTAGATAATCTCACCCCAGATGTGGTTGTTGGATTTACTACACTTTCCTCCAATATTAGTGCAAGTGACACTACTATTACTGTTTCAAACACAAGAGGATTTCCCAATCAATATGGTCTTTTAAAAATAGATAGTGAGATTATAACATATACTGGTATTACAACAAACACTTTTACTGGTTGTGTTCGGGGTTTCTCAGGTATTACTAGTTATCATACGGATTTGAATGAAGAAGAGTTAGTCTTCTCCACATCAACCGCAGAATCTCACAGTAGTAATGCAAAGATACAGAATCTGAGTTCACTATTTCTAAAAGAATTCTACAAAAAACTGAAATTTACATATACTCCAGGATTCGAAGATAGATCTTTTGATTCAAGAATCAATGCCGGAAACTTTATCAAAGAAGCAAGATCTTTTTATGAGACAAAGGGAACGGATGATTCATTTAGAATCTTATTCAACGTATTATATGGAGAGACTCCAAAGATTATTAATCTTGAAAATTATCTGATTAAACCATCTGATGCACAATTTATCAGAAGAGAAATATGTGTTGCTGAAGTAATTTCTGGAAATCCATTAAAAATAGTTGGGCAAACATTAACAAAAACAACAGATGATGCCACTAATGCATCAATATCATCTGTTGAAGCATTTACAAGAAATCAAAAACAATATTTTAAGATTGGATTATTTGTTGGATATGATGACAATAGTAGTGTTCAAGGAAATTTTGTAGTTACACCCAGTTCAAAAGTTTTAGAGAGTGTGAGTGTAGGATCATCAGTAATATCAGTAGATTCTACAATTGGATTTGGACAAACTGGAATATTATATTCTGGATCAAATATTATAACATATTCTGATAAGAGTATTAATCAGTTTTTGGGATGTTCTGGAGTTACTAGTGATATTATTGCTACCGATAATATTCATTCAGATGATACTTATTTTTCATATGAAGATGGAGATATTTCAAAAAAGGTTGTCTTAAGACTTACAGGCGTTTTATCTGATTTTGTACAAAAGTCAAAAACGATTTCTGTTAGTGAAGGTGATATAATAACTGTTAAAAATGTTGGCACATTAGTTAAAAATCCAGAGCAAAATAAAACATATAAAGAAATTTTTGCAAACTCTTGGATTTATAACACTAGCTCTTCTGTCAGTATTGATTCTTTTGATGGAGCATCGGTTTTATTAAAAACATCGGTAGATAAATCTCAATTTAAAAAAGGAGATCTTGTAGAGTTTATAGATGAAACGACAAACACTGTTGTGTTTCCAACAGAATCTTCATCTAAACCTTATATTGATGCAAATATACCCTTTCAATCAAAATCATTATCTATAGGAAACTTAACTGGATTTACTCCAGTTGCAAGTAAAAACTATAAGATAAGAAGAAAAATTAATAAAGCAAATAGTTCTTCCATTCCATTTAAATATGGAAATGATAGTATTATTTCGGATGTTCAAAATCTATACTTAGATAATGATGATTATGCGTATGTCGCATCAAATTCTTTGCCTTCTTGGGGGAATGGATTTGGAAACACATATACTTACAAAATAACAAAGACTTTAAATTCTGCATCAATTTCTGCAACTTCTGGAAGTTTATCTGATTTAGATCCCGCAACGGGTTTGTATACCTCCATTTTATTTGATACCAATGTTCCCTTCATAAGTGGAGAAAAAATCCAATACACGGCATCTGGAACCCCTCTCAGTGGATTATCTGAGGGTTCTTACTATGTTAAAGTTTTATCAAACCCCAAAAAGATAAAACTTTTTACTTCAAACTCATTTTTAGACTCTGATTCCAATGCTGTTCAGTTTGAGTCTTCAACAATACCACTCGAAACACATAGTTTTGTTTTATATTCTCAAAAATCGAGAACAATAAATCCACAAAAAGTTTTAAAGAAGTTTACTCTAAATCCAAATATTAAAAACGGAACCGGAGAAAAAACAATTCCAGGAACAACTGGAATGCTGATTAATGGGGTTGAAATTTCCAACTATAAAACTTTTGATAAGATTTATTCTGGTCCTATTGAAAATGTAAATATTTTGAATGGAGGATCTGGTTTTGATGTAATCAATCCACCAAAAATAGTGGTTTCTGCAGGGTTGGGAACAACCGCATTGGTTCAACCAGTGATAAGTGGTTCTGTACAAGAAATTTTTGTTGATAAGCAAGATTTTGATATCAAAGAAGTATTGTCAGTCAATGTTACTGGTGGAAATGGATCTGGTGGTTCTTTTGAACCAGTAACAGTTGTAAAGAGAAGAGAGATATTATTCGACGGTAGAGCAACTACTGAAGGTGGGGGAATAAGTACTACTACATCACAACTTACATTTTTAAGTGATCATAACTTAACAAATGGTGAAGAAGTTACTTATAGAAATAACGGAAATGAAAATATCAGTATCGGTCTAGGAGTATCTGCATTAGTTGATAATAAAAATTATTTTGTGAAGATTGATAATAATACTACTGTTCAACTGTTCAATACTTTTGATGATTATCAATCCAATGCAAATGTTATTTCTTTTGGAACTACTTCTCTAAGTGGAACTCACAAATTTTTAACCGGAACTGCAAAGAAAACTATTTCGGAAATAAAGGTTATTGATGGTGGAACATTCACAAATAGAAAACTTTTGGTAAAACCATCAGGAATTTCCACATCACAAAGTTTGATTAACTTTACTAATCATGGTTTTTCTAGTGGTGAAATCGTAGAATATGCATCAGTTGTTGGACTAGGATCCACACAGCCACAAAATATTTCTGGTTTAACTACAACCAATCAATACTATATCTTAAAAGAAAACAATAATTCGTTTAGAGTTTGTGATGCGGGTGTTGGTGGTACTAACATCACAAATTATGAGCAGAAAAACTTTGTAAAGTTGTCTTCAACAGGGACAGGTTTTCAGCAATTTAAGTATCCCGATATTCGGGCATCGGCTGAAGTTACAGTAGTTGGACTTGGGACAACTACTCAAATACAGTCTGTAACTTTAACACCTGTTATCAAAGGATCAATCAAACAAGTATATCTTTATGAACCAGGAACAAGATATGGATCCAATATTTTAAATCTTCAAAAGAAACCATCATTAACAATTAAAAATGGCAGAGATGCACAGTTCTCTCCAATCATAGTTAATGGATCAGTAAATGAAGTTAATCTTCAATTCGGCGGATTTGATTATTTTTCAATTCCTGATGTTATTGTTAGTGATCCAACTGGATCTGGAACTGGTGCTAAATTAAGAGCAATAATTTCTGACGGCAAAGTTTCTGAACTAAGAATAATTAATGCAGGTATTGGATATTCAACTTCTAGCACTATTGAAGTCATTCCAAGTGGAAAGGATCAAATATTTGATTGTTCTATTAGATCTTTGTCCGTTAATCAAGTTGAAAAACTTTCGACACAACAAACTGAAATTTTAAGAGACGTTGATGATGAGTTATCATATTCTGTATCCGGATATTTTGATACATTGAGGTCATCTTTCCAAGATGATGGATCAGACATTTCCGGAATCATCGGATGGGCATATGATGGAAATCCAATCTATGGGTCATATTCATCCCCAGATCCAGAAAATATAAACTCTGGTATCAAAACGATGACTTCTAGTTATGTTAAAAACACATCTAATGTTTATGACAGACCATCAACATCCAACTTCCCTCTAGGATTTTTCGTCGAAGACTATAGATATGAAAATGGAAGTGGAGATCTTGATAGAAATAATGGAAGATTTGCAAAAACCGAAGATTTTCCGAATGGTGTATATGCATACTACGCATCGATAAATCCAGTATCAGGAAAACCACAATTCCCATATTTTATTGGAGACACTTTTAGATCAAATACTTTAAGTGAAAATCCCACATTAAATCAAACATTTGATTTTAATAACTCGTCACTTTCTAGAAACACTCTTCCATATAAGATTTCAGAACCAAATGCCGATAATGATTTTATCATAGAAAGTAATGAAATTAGAAGACAAAAAATATCCATCGAGTCTGTTCAAGAAGGATCTATTAAATCTATAGACATTGTAAATCCTGGAGACAATTTTAAAGTAAATGATTCTTTAAACTTTGACAATAGTAACACAAATGGTGGTGGAATTTCTGCAGAAATTTCAGAGTTAAAAGGAAAAACTATTAATAGAGTTGATACAATATATCAATCATATAACAATGCCTTATTTACTTGGAGAAAGGACGGGAAGGTAAACGTAACTATAGAACCTTTCCACGTATTTGGAGATAATGATTACGTTTCAATATCCGGATTCTCCACATCTACACTATCTTCATTAAATGGTTATTTTCAAATTGATGTTTCAAGTATTCCAACTATAGGAATAACTACAGAGATTGCAGGAACCGGTGCTGCAACAACAGAAATCTATGTGACGCAAGTTCCATCTGGTATTTCTGTTGGCAGTACGATTGGGATTGGGACAGAGACTCTTGAAGTTCTTAATGTATATTCAAATAAAAATGTTCTCAGAGTAAAGAGAGGTCTTCCCGGAACTACACATAATGTCGGTGTGGCAATAACGGCTAAAACAAAAACCTTTATTATTGATCAGCAACTAGATTATTTTAAGTCAAAAGTTAATGATAAGATTTATTTTAACCCTAGAGAATCTGTTGGATTGGGCACAACTGCAGGAACTGGACATGAGGTTTCCTATTCATTTGGACAAGAAACAATAACGGGATCCATTCCCACTCAAAGAATTAGTTTAGAGGATCATCCATTCAAAACCAATCAAAAATTAACATATAGTAGAAACGGTAATAGTCATATTTTCATTTCTACTTCTCCAACAGGAACACCATTTAATCTTCCACCCACAGTATATGCTGTTAATAAGTCACCAAGTACGATTGGTATAAAAACTTCCCTTACATCCAATGAAGTATTTTTCATAACAAATGGTGACAATGCGGATGATTATTACTTCGAAAGTAATCTCGAACAAAAAGTAGGAAAAGTTGAAAAGATTTTATCGACTGTTTCAATATCAACAACGCATGGATTAACTGCTGGTGATTCAATCACCTTAAATGTCAAACCGAATCTTTCTGTTGGAATAGGAACTTCAACTGCTATTAGAGTAAACAGAAATTCAGTTACAGGAAATCTTCAAATTAATCCTATAGGATTTACATCTATAGGTGTCAATACATTAACTAATGAGATTACTATTAGTTCCCATGATTTGAAAACGGGAGATAAGATTTATTATGAAGCAAATACTGTTGCTTCTGGTTTAAGCACTGGTTCTTACTTTGTTTATAGAGTAGATTCAAACACTATTAAGTTAAGCGAAACCCTCATTAATTCCAAACAAAATCCACCGGTAGTGGTAAGTATTGCCGGAACTGGCGGATCATCTCAAACTATTTCTCCAATCAATCCAAAAATAGAATCTATTGTAAACAATAATCTTGTATTTGATTTATCAGATTCCTCTTTAAATGGATATGCATTTAAGGTTTACTACGATCAAGATTTTAATAATGAATTTGTATCCACAGGATCTACCTCCACTTTTAACACGATTAGTGTTGGTACTACAGGTCTACCGGGTGCGACTTATACAATCAATCATTCATCTGTGGGATTCCCAGAAAAACTTTACTATTCATTAGAAAGGGCAGGATATATTAGCACATCCGATAAAGATGTAAATAATTTTTCCGAGATTGAATTTGTCAATAGTATTTACAATCAGACTTATACAATCTCTGGTGTAGGAACTACCACATTCCAAGTTTCATTACAACAAAAACCGGAAAAATTATCATATTCATCTGCAGAGTGCGATAAGTTAGAATATACAACTACTTCTCTATCAGCATCAGGACCAGCAAATAAAGTAAAACTTCTATCCGGTGGATCTGAATACAAAAAACTACCCTCCTTATCAAATGTAACTTCAACAAATGGAGAGAATCTGTTTGTTTCCCTCAATTCTGATGAAATTGGAAACATTATAGAAACCAAAATTATAAATGAGGGATTTGAGTATTCATCCGATAAAACATTACAACCAGAAGCTTTCATATCTCCAAATATTAAGTTAAAGGATTCAAATACGATTGGTATTGTTACCATAACATCCGGTGGATATGGATATATTTCAGAACCTCAAGTAGTTGTTGTCAACAACAACACAAGAACCGTATTGGATAATGGATTGATAAAACCAATATTGACAGCCAACTCAATTACAAGTTTGAATATTGATGTCCCACCAAAAGGAATTTCAGATCAATCGGCAGAACTCTTTACTGTCAATAATACCAATGGCATTAGTATAAAACAGGTCCAATCATCAAATACTGGAATCTTTACTTGCATTCTCACAACACCATCTGCAGGATTCTCTACAGATGCATTTGCAGTGAATGATGAGGTCTTCCTTGAAGGTATTCAAAAGTATAGTGCTTCTGGAGATGGATTCAATTCTAGTGACTATGGATATAAGTTCTTTACGGTCACAAAATATGAAAATAAATTTACACCCGGATTAACTGATGATCAAGTCACCGTTAGTATTGCTGGTTTAGGAACTAATACTGGAATTGCAAAAACAATTCAAGATTCTTTCGGAACTATTATATCTAAAGATGATTATCCAACTTTTACAATTTCATTAAAACCTTCTGCATTTGAAGTCGGAGAAAAAATCATTAGTAATGGTGTAGATAGAGATTTGGTAGTCACTGGATACGATGATACTGGGTTTCTTAAGGTATTTGGATCTTATGATTTGTCTGTTGATGAGACTATTCAAGGAAAAACATCTGGAAATATTGCAACTATCGAATCTTTAGTCAAATATGATGGAATGTATCAGATTAAGTTTTCTAATAGAAAAAATGAAGGTTGGGATACTGAAACTGGCAAGTTAAGTGAAGATTATCAGATCCTTGCAGATAATGATTATTATCAGAACCTTTCTTACTCTATTAAGAGTAGGCAACAGTGGAAAGACATTAGAACACCAGTTAATAGTTTGGTACATTCAGTAGGAACTAAAAACTTCTCAGATACAGAAGTTGTATCCGATGAAGATGGGAAGATTGGGATCACCAGTTTCTTGGATAAAACGACAATCGTAAGAGATTATACTGATGAAAAGAGAGTGGACACTATTAATTTCTTCGATTTTGTGAAAGATGTTGATGTGGTTAACGAAAGATCAAAGTTCTTAAAATTATCAAATAAAAAACTTACAAATTACAATCAGTCTAAATCTAATATTGTTTTAAAAATTGACAATATTCAAGATCAGTTTAGTCTTTTTGAATCCGAACCACTTGCTTACATAGACATATTGAATCTGGATGATGTTGGATCATATAACAATTATTTGTTTAAAGTTTCTGACGTAAGTAATAAAAATCATGTTCAACTTACAAATCTAGTTTTCTTAAAGGATGATATTAATGGAAATATTACTATTTTAGAAAAACAGTCCTTAGTAAATGTTGGATCTGGATTCACAACACAGAATGGAGAACAGTACGGAGATTTCTCAATAGAAAGTGATGTATTTGGAGACAACTATCTCAGGTTTACTCCAGAAGATCCATTTAATATTGAGTATGATATTAAATATATCCACAAAAAGTTTGATAATCAAGTTGTTGGTGTAGGAACAAAATCGGTAGGATTTATAAATCTAACTTCCCGCAGTCAGGAGGTTATTACTGGATCTACTTCAACTATTATTGGAGTTGCAACTGATAAGTTCACATCACTTCATGTCAATGCACAGATTTATAAAGAAAATAGTAATGATATGAATTTTGTTGAGTTATATTTAACTCATGATGGAACTAATACAAGTATTGCAGACTTCTATTTTGATGTAGGAGATTTCTCAAGATCTAGTGGGTTGATTGGATCATTTGGAGCAAGTATAGATTCTGGAATAGTTAATTTGACTTTCAACAATGATTCTGATGAAGATGTTGTTGTAAAAACTAGAATCGTAGGATTTGGAACAACTTCTGTTGGTGTTGGAACATACAGATATATCTTACCAAATCAACCAGTTGGTAACGAAAGATCTGCAATTTATCAATCCGATTTTGCTGATGGTGTTGGTACAATATCATTCTTATCATTAGACAAAAATACTTTTGATGCATCAAGGTCTTTAGTTGAAGTTAGTATTGGATCAACAAAATCGATCCACCAGATTATGATGGTTCAAGACAAAACTGATATTTATGTTCAACAATCTTCATTCCTTTCAATATCCGGAACTGAAGAATTTGATACTACGTCTGGTATAGGAACATTTGGTGGAGAATATTCCGGAGATAATGTTTTAATTAAGTTTTATCCAGATGCAAGTTTTACTGGTAATGTTGAAATTAAATCTTTCAGTGAATGTCTTTATACGACTGTTGATTTCTTAAATCAAGCACCAAATCTTTTATATGGAAATTCAGTAGAAACTGTAAATACCTCTTTATATCTTGCAATCAATGGAGATAGAATTAATAAAGAAGACTTTGTACTTAAATCGAATGGTACTCCAATTTTTGCTAAGACATTTAATCCAGCAAATACAAATATTCTCAATCAATCAACAGGAGTATTTTCGATTAATAACCACTTCTTTAGTAATGGTGAAGAATTAGTTTATACTCCAGGATCAACATTTGTTGGTGTTGGATCAACTCCAATGATGTATAAGAATGGATCTGTTATTGCAGAACTCCCAACACAAGTATTTGCCGTTGTCAATAATAATGACAATGAGTTCTCGATATCAACGACAAAATCAGGAACAGCAGTTACATTCACATCCTTAGGTGAAGGAAATGCTCATCAATTTGCAATGGCAAATAGAAATGAAAAAACAATCATTACTCTCGACAATGTTGTACAATATCCAATCGCATTCACAAAAATTTCTCAAACATTAAGTGGAAATGGTGGCGGAATCGCAACATCATCAACAGTATTTGCTTTAAGTGGAATCACGACTATAGTTCCTCTTGATATTTTAAAAATCGATGATGAATATATGAAAGTTGTCAATGTTGGATTTGGAACAACAAATGTTGGACCGATTACCAATACTGGAACTGAAAAATTAGTTCAGGTTGAGAGAGGTTATGTAGGATCTTCCGCAACATCACATACCGATTCAACATTAACTAGAATATACAAAGGATCTTACAACATTGTTGGAGACAGTATTTTCTTCACAAAAGCACCTAGAGGTAATCCAACTATTACTAGAAATGAAAACAACTTAAAGGTTGAAACTTCCGACTTTACTGGTAGAGTATTCCTTAGAAGTGATTATACCACGAATCAAGTTTATGATAATATTTCTGATGAATTTAGTGGAATTGGAAGAACATTCACATTGACAGTTGGTGGGGCAAACACTGCAGGAATTGGAACTACGGGTGGAAATGGAGTGGTATTTATTAATGGAATATTCCAAACTCCAACAACTCAAAATAATCCATCAAGAAATTTCAAAATTATTGAGCAAACCTCTCCTACAGGAATATCTTCTATCGTATTCAGTGGTATTAGAACAGATATAGGGGATCCAAATAGTATTTTGATTTCAGAATCTGATGTGAATCAGAACCAAATCCCTAGAGGTGGTATCATCATCTCTCTTGGATCGACTGGTGGACTTGGATATGCACCTCTTGTTGGTGCCTCAGTCACCGCGGTGGTTAGTGGTGGTGTTATTCAGAATAGTATCGGTCTTGGAGCAACTGATAATGTTGGGTCTGGATATAATGGAATTGTTTCAATTGGAGTTTCAGTCTTTGATCCAACTGGAAATGGATCTGGAGCAGTTATAACCGCTTCCCCAGTAACGACTGTTGGGGCTGGTGGATCATTAACATTTAATGTAACAAATGGTGGTTCTGGATACTCTGATCAAACTAGAATTTACGTTTCGGAACCTTCATATGAAAACCTCGAAATAACCGGTGTTTCTAGAATAGGTGTAGGTGCAACAACTGAGACTGGAACTGGATTATTGCTTAATGTCAATGTTGGTGCAAGTTCAACAGTAGGTGTTGGATCAACATATTTTGCTGTTAATAGTTTCTCTATTGCAAGATCTGGATATGCATTCAGAAAAGGTGACGTATTCAAACCAGTTGGATTAGTCACTGCTGCTGGATTAGCATCTCCACTATCTGATTTTGAAATAACTG